CGATTACAAAATCACTCCCGAGCTTGTTATATTCTACTCGATTCTTGTTTTTCTTAAATATTTTATACATCGGTTACCTCCTCTAGTAGTTGTTTTTCATTAATAATCAATATTCCTATGTGACACTTCTCCATCTACTCTTAGAGGGGCATACCCAAACTCATGTTTTAAACTAGTCCCATGTATAAACTCATGTTTTAAACGTGCAGCATATTTAAATTCATGCAGAGCTTCAACCAATATCGGCTTTCTCCCATCTACCCTGTGAAGGATAGTGAGGCTGCAAGTTTGTAGAAGAATAAATGCAGCTATCGATATTATTATAGTTTTCTTGACAAAGTCTTTCATCTCTTCATTTAGCTTAAATATTTTGTGTATTATTTCGTTCTTTTTCTCAAAAAATTCAGAGTAGTTCATTATTTAAGCCTCCCACTCTACGATGTCGCCCGTCTCGTCCATCATGACCGCAATAAAAGCTTCGCTGTCTTCTTCCCCTTCATCTTCTAGCTCTTCGTAAGAAAAGATCGATCCTGTGTGTATGTGCATGTAAGGATTTGTAATTTCCTCAAATTCTTTTCTTGTCATTTTTAGCTCATCACGGAGATTTTGCATTTCTATAAGGTACTTGTATTGCTTTTTTTCATTTTCTGTTGTTTGCATTTTGTGGCTCCTTGGCTGTTTGTTGACTATATAGTATCACGTGCACGAGTTATATGCTACGAGTTTATCATAAAAGGATAGTTTATATATCAAGCAAACATTTGACTTAAAAACTCTCTTATATGTAGTCTAGTGAAAAGCACCCACAAGGCTATAAATGTCAATGAAATGGAAATTTGAAAAGCGGGCGATACGTGACCTTAAGCTACAGAGCAAGAATCCCCGTCGACTATCCCAAGAGCAAAAAGAGCATCTTCAAAAGAGCATCTCCGCTTTTGGTTTACCACAGCCCATCGTTATTAACCGAAACGGAGTTGTCATCGGAGGACATCAGCGCGTTGCTATACTTAAGCTACAAGGGGAGAAAGAAGCAGACTGTGCTGTCCCTGAGTCTCTTTTATCTGAAAAGGAAGTGGACGAGCTTTCGATCAGACTCAACAAGAACGCTGGATCTTTTGACTTTGATATGCTTGCTAACGCATTTGACCCTCACGATCTTGTTGATTGGGGCTTTAGTCTGGACGAGCTGCACCTAGAGGAGATCCCCGAGAAGAAAGAGACTCCTAAGATATGCCAGCTGACAGCCAGGTTTGAAAACGAAGACGATCTTAGACAAGCAGAGATGCATATCGCTACGATCATAGATCAGTACGCGAGCGCCTCTTACAAAGTAAAGGTGAAGTGATGGACTGGATAAAGGTATCTGAAACTCTGCCTCCTTATGAGACTCATATAATAGGGATCGATGAAAGAGGCTTTATTCTTCAAACTAGGAGATTTAAATGTTGGGACAGGCATTGGTTAGGTGAAGATGGGATAGATCCTAAGTGGCAGTACTGGTGTGAAGTTCCTAAAATTCCAGAAGACGTAAGGAAATCATATGGGTAAGAACACCGGAAGACCCTCACACAGACCATATAAAGACTTCGACAAAAAAGTTTTCGAAGGTCTCTGCCATGTGTGGTGTACGTGGGACGAGATGGAGAATATTTTACAAGCTGATAGAGAGACCATTAGCTCTTGGTGTGAACGAGCTTATATGGAACCATTCTCGATCGTATATAAAAGGTTTTCCGACGGAGGCAAAGCTTCCCTCAGAAGAAACCAGCTTCACCTGAGCGCAAAGAACGCCGCCATGTGCATTTGGCTAGGTAAGCAGAAGCTTGGACAGAAGGAAGATCCGCATGGAGACGACAAGTTTAACGGTGAATTGAAAGAATTTGTTGACTATCTAAAGCAAAAGTACTCTACGAAAGAAGATACCCAAAACTCCGACGAAGGAAAAGATGATGGAACATAAAGAGCCTATAGAAGCAGCGCTAGAAGATCTAGCCCCTAAAAAGATAGACAAGCACAAGGCAGCCCTTGAGCTTTTAGCCGATCTTAAAAAGTCCATACAGTCTTTTAAAAGCACTCAGTTTCAGATCGAGGCTACATGTAAAGATATCGCTAAGAGGACGGATAGGATGGAAGACCATCTAGAAAAAGTAGAAAAGAAAAACGAAAAGTACGTAACTTCTTGTGTGGATGCTTGCCAAGAGATCAGGAAAAAGGTAGAAGCCTGGGAAGATAACTTTTATCATATCATGCACAACATCAAAAAAAATCAATTTCTGTACTCACACTACCCCGAGGACTGGGTTAAAAACTTCACGTCCATAAAAGAAGGGATCAAAAAAGAAAACAAGTTCATGGATAAATCTACTAGATGCAAGACCTAAGCAAAAAGCAACAAGATGCGCTTTTAAACTCGACGGCTAGGATAAACATTTTCGAGGGACCAGTACGAGCGGGAAAATCGTTCATCGCTCTACTTAGATGGATTGACTTCTGTGCTAACGGGCCTCCAGGACCTCTGATTATATGCGGTAGAACGGACAAGACGATCAAGCGCAACATCATCGCGCCTCTTCAGCAGCTGATCGGAAGTGCCGTTGTCTACAAGCAAGGTAAAGGTGAGGTTCAGCTCTTTAACCGTGTCATGTATGTAGTGGGTGCTAACGACGACAGGGCAGAGGCTAAGATCCGGGGATCTGAGTTCGCGGGCGCTCTTATAGACGAGGTAACACTCATCCCTGAGAACTTTTTTAAGATGCTTCTTTCTAGGCTTTCAGTAGAGGGGGCTAAACTCTTTTGCAGCACTAACCCCGACTCACCCTATCACTACTTCAAACAGGACTTCATCGACAGAGAAAAAGAGCTGGATATGAAAGTCTTTTCTTTTAATATCAGGGATAACCCTTCGCTCTCTGAGAAGTACATAAAAGATCTATCAGCCGAGTATAAAGGGCTATGGCATAAGCGCTATATAGAAGGCAAATGGGTGCTAGCAGAGGGGGCAGTATATGACTTTTTTGATGAAGACATTCACGTTATTCCTATGTCTTATACTCCCGCGTCGTATTATATCTTGGGAGTCGATTACGGAACTACAAATCCCTGTGTGTTTGTCCTTATTGGGTATAATGCTGGGGCGTATCCTAACATGTGGCTTGAGAAAGAGTACTACTACGACTCGAAGAAAGAGGTGAGACAGAAATCCGATTATGAGTATGCCCTCGACCTGATAGACTTTATTGATGGGCACTATGTAAAGCAGATTTACATTGACCCCTCAGCAGCTTCTTTCAAACAAGAGCTTATGCGCAATGGAGTAAAAAACGTGGCCGATGCTAACAACGAATTGCTCACGGGTGTTCGCTTTCAAAGCCTACTAATGACAAACGGCACTTACAAGATATGCTCAAACTGTGTAGAGTCGATCAAAGAGTACGCAAACTATTTGTGGGACAGTAAAGCTAGCGAGAAGGGTGAGGACAGGCCAATTAAGAAGTTTGATCACTGTTTTACTGCGGGAACACAGGTTTTAACGTCGGATGGGTACAAGGCCATTGATAAGATATCTCCTGGTGAAAAAGTGCTTACTCGCTCCGGTTTTAGAGATGTGATCGATGCATTCCAGTCGAGCAGGGAGGTTGATACCTTCAGTATACTAGGACGAGAGATCAGGTGTACTCCGGATCATAAGTTTTATACTATTAGTGGTTGGAAAGAGGTATCCTCTTTGATATCCTCAGATATTCTTTATATAGAACTAGAGGAGCTCCCATGGCAGAAGTTGTTGTTTTCGGCGGAATCACGTACAGACGCTACCCAAACTCTAAAAACCCTAGTGACAGAAGGTATTTCAGAGGTAGTTGTATCACAGGGAGTAGAAGCATTAGATATCTTCATAGAGACGTTTGGATGTCCCACAATGGAGAAATACCACAAGGACACCATATTCATCACAAAGATAGCAATAAATACAACAATGACCTTAGCAATCTCGAGTGTCTCTCAGCTGGTGAGCATGCTTCCCTGCATGAGAAGAATATTTCAGAGGATAGACGAAAAAAAAGAAACATTCATCTTTCAACCGTCCGGCACAAAGCCAAAGAGTGGCACGGGAGTCCAGCCGGAAGAGAGTGGCATAGAAAACATGGAAAAGAATCGTGGGTTCCAGTCGAACGGGAAGTTGCATGTGAACAGTGCCAACAAAGATATGTCACAACAAAGCGAGGGAAAACAAGGTTTTGTTCAAATAAGTGTAGTTCTACATGGAGAAGAGCAAGTAACATTGATGATGAGTCAAGAGAATGTTCTTTTTGTAAAGGGACTTACGTCTGCAATAAATACAGAAAAGGATCATTTTGCTCTATATCATGTGGAAGAAAAAACTATTGGAAAAGAAATAGTCTACAATCTACACGTTGATGAATATCATGAGTATTTTGTTGAGGGAATATTAGTTGCCAATTCTCTTGACGCCCAACGCTACGCCCTTTTTACTCACTTTTTTACTGGACGCGGTCATGGGATGACAGAGCGAGACGCGGAAGACCTAGAAAGAATGTACATGAGAAGATAAAGAAAGAGTTTACAATCTAACTCTTGCTGAATACTATAATTACTTTAGAGAAGATATCGTCGAACCACCCGAGAAATCGGTGACGAACTAAAACTACGCGGGTCAAGACTGATCATCTTATAGCTAGCCAATACTAGCCCCCGCACCTTTATTGGAAGGTAACAATTGTAAGCTTTTACATTTGAAACTTAACCTATGGTGCGCGGTTGTCTACTGGACTCGATATAATCAACGAATATAACGATGCATACGAACAGGACTACTACGCCTGGAATCCTTTCTATCCCCTAGCAGATATTGATCTTCGCATGTTCCTTGGCGATCAATGGAACGCTCAAGAGAAGCAGAAACTTTTTGAGGAAGGGCGCAATCAGTGGGTCTTCAACCTGATAAGAAAAAATATCAACATGGTTGACGGATACCAGAGATCGCATCGCTTAAGCTCTATCGTGGTGCCTCAAGAATCAAAAGACCAGCAAGCAGCCGATGACCTTTCAGATCTGCTTATGTACGTCATGCAGTATGCGGACGGTTACAAGTGGATATCTGACTCCTTTGCGGGGGCAATCAAAACAGGGTGGAACCTGTGCACTATCTATATGGACTACCGAGAAGATCCCATCAATGGAGACATCAAGCTTGGTAGAGAGCCCTACTCAGGCTTTATTACAGACCCCTACTTTACTCAACAAGATCTTGGCGACTGCTCCCATGTTATAAGACGAAAGTACATGAGCCCTCAGCAGGCAGCGTCTTTACTTCCTGGTTTTGAAGAAGAGGTTTACGCGATCCAAGATCAAGGGTGGTCAAGAGATGATAAGTTTACTTGGCTTCCCTACCAAACACAGCCAAACGGCCAAGAATTCATAGCGTATAATGAATACTACAAACAAGTTTGGGTGCCTGTTCCTGTTTTAGTTGATAACGAAACAGGAGAATACACGGAATGGACGGGGAAAAAAGATGCTCTAAGGTTCATGCTGGACAAGTACCCACAGCTAACCGTCATCGAGAAGCCTAAAAGGGTAATCCAGTGCCATATCATCTTAAATAATACGTATATCAAGACGATTGAAGACCAATTTGGTCTAGATGAATACCCATTTGTCCCTTTCTTTGGTGTATTTGAGCCTGAATCGGAGTTTTGGGGGCTAAAGCTCCAGTCTCTTACTAGATGCATGATCGATCCACAAAGAGAAACGAATAGAAGACTATCTCAGATGACCGACATGGTGGAGTCTCAAATTAACTCTGGTTGGATTGCTGATGAAGAGTCGGTTATTAACCCCCGCTCACTATTTCAAACAGGTCAAGGAAAAGTCATCTGGCGCGATAGGAACGCTAAGCCTGGAGCTATAGAGAGAATACAGCCCGGCAACATACCCCCATCACTATTTCAGCTACAAGATATCTACTCTAAGGGGATGAGCGAGATCTTAGGAATCAACGACGCCTCTTTTGGAATTCCTAATTCTGGTAGTGAATCGGGTAGCTTAATGATGTTACGTCAAAGCTCAGCTATAACAAATCTTCAGACTGTTTTTGATAACCTACGCTACGCACAAAAACTGGTGTCTAAAAAGATACTAAAGCTTATCCAAACGTGGACACCGCAGAAAGTGGAAAAGATCTTGGGCAGAAAGCCCTCACCACAATTCTACTCTAAAGAGTTCATCAAATATGACATCTCAGTGCAAGAAGGTATCCTGACAGATACACAAAGACAGATGTACTTTAAACAACTACTAGAGCTTAAGCAGATCACAGATACACCAGGAAACGGGCCGATTACAGCGGAAATGATTGTTAAGGCTGCCCCGATCCAAAACGGTGCGCAGATGCTAAAAGAGATCGAAGAAAATCAAAAAGCTCAGGCACAGCAAGCTAAGCAGCAACAAGACCTTCAAATGCAGATGCTACAAGGACAGATGGAGTACCAGAAAGCTGGCGCCGTTGAAAAGATGGCAGGTGCTAAAGAGCGCTTCACAAGATCTTTTGCTAACGTTGGACTTTCTGATGAAAGAGCAGCAAGAGCCGTCGATGATAGAGCTTCTGCGGCACTCGACAGAGCAAAAGCCATGAAAGAGCTATCTACTCTAGACGACGAAAGGCTCATGAAGTATTTACAAATAGTACGATTGATGGAAACAAACAATAAGAACAGCGAAGAAGAGATAAAACAGGACGATTTATTAATTGCTTCACGCGGTCAAGAGATTGGAGATGCAGAGGTTTCGCAGATGTCTAGGCAATCAACTGGGAGCGCGCCCGTATGAACCCTTCTATGACAGCTAGCAAACAGAATCCTAAGGTTTTCAACATTGTTGACTTCATGAGAAGGATCTAGAGCAAAATTTAGCTCCATATTTGGAGAAAAGGATTTGACATGTGGGGCAAGTTTTCATATGTCAATTACAGCGTTAGCGGTGGCTAATGTAAACAGAAAAGACAAACAGGAGGTGCCAAATGGCCAGACAATCTAGAGACTCTAGAATGGACGAGTCTATGGGAATGAGAAACGGAAAAGAGAGCGGTAAAAAGCAATCTTACGGTGATCGCAGAGACGAGTCTATGGGAATGAAAGATTATAAAAAGAGCTCAGGCGGATTTAGTGTACAAGACAACCAACAATCTGGTGTCGTGCATTCAATCAGCACAAATAGTGAGCAATATGATCTAAATAGAATCAAGTCTTACAAGCAGGGAAGCAGAGGCTACCCAAATGAAGCTTGGAACTATAAGTACTAGGAGAATATGAGCCAAGAAACAGGAGAGACACGCGACGCAATTATTGAAGATGATAACAAGATGATTCAAAAAATAGTTTATGCCAATAGGCACAGGCTTAATAAATATTGGATCGTAGTCTTTGCAAAGCCATCCAAAAATAGCGTTGACGGGAAGCCAGTATTGGTAAAACACATAAAGCCTTATGCAGTGAAGCCAAGCTCGCAGGTCGGAATGATTTGCGGAGAGGTAGACAACGCAAAGGGAACGCTTGATTGGGAAGTGAATCTTCCGCAGGTTCCTTTTGACTTTGAAAAGCTTCATTCACTAGGCGCTAAGCGTTGCGATGATGTAGTCATAGAAACGTCCACCATTGCGGATGCTTACATAACAAAATAATGTCGCCGATTTTCGGGCGAAAACTCTAGGAGACCTACGCGATGAGCGAAGAAGAACCACACGTTTCGGGCGATCAAATGGAAGCCGCCGTTCCTCTGCAAACTGAACAATCGTCTCAGCAATCGGAACAAGATAGACAAGTCCCCTTGTCGGCTTTGGAATCTGAAAGAGCGAAAAGGCATCGAGCAGAAGATGATAATAGACTGATGAAGGAGCACTTTGAACTTCTTAAAGCAAGTCAAAATAGACCTCAACAACCACCCCCAAAGGATGATTTTGACGGTCTAGATGAGTCCGACGTTATGACCGTTGGAGAGTTTAAAAAGCTCTCTTCCAAGTTGCAAAGTCAATTTAAAGGCTCTCTTGACGAGATTAAGATGTCCCAAAGATATCCAGATTATCAAGACGTTGTCACAAAGTATTTACCTGATGTTTTAAAAACAAACCCTAGTTTGCGTAACTCTTTACAGAGCACACAGGATTATGAACTTGCTTACTATTTAGCTAAGAATTGCTCTGCTTATCAGCAGAACAACTCACGGTCTCAGAAGAACGAAGATGCAGAACGCATCATTAAGAACTCCCAGAAATCTGGCAGTTTATCAAGTTTAGGAGCTTCTACCCCCGTTAGCCAGGCTAAAAGATACAAGGACATGTCCGACTCTGAGTTTAAAAGCGCTATGCATAGAAATCTAGGCTACTAACGAGGAAAAAAAATGAGTAGTTCAATTACTACAAGCGCTGTTTTACCTCCAGCAGTTCGGGAGTACTACGATCGCCTTTTGCTTATGACAGCTTACCCAACGCTGATATATACAAAATTCGCTCAAAAAAGAGTACTTCCCGAGAAAAACGGAGACACTATTGTGTTCCGCAGGTATGCGAAGCTTAGCACCGTTCCAATTGCTCTAGTAGATGGCGTAACTCCTCCAGGAGCTCCCCTATCTGTTACAGATATTAAGGCGCGTGTTAGCTTTTACGGTAACTTTGTCACAGTGACAAATCAGGTTGAGCTCACAGTAGAAGACAGGGTTCTAAACGAATCTTCTCGTCTGCTTGCGCAAAACATGGCTCAAACTATGGATGAAGTAACAAGAGACGTCCTAGCTTCTACAAGCTCTGTTCTCCAGTGCCAAAATGGAAACAATGCGGGAACTCCTACAGAGCTAACCAAGGCTGATATTGATGCAGCGGTTAAGACTCTTCTAGGAAACGATGCAGAGATGATATCAGAAGTGATCACAGGATCTGATCAGCTAGGTACTACACCTATCAGACCAGCTTTTTGGGGATTTATTGACACTGGTCTTCTAGATGACCTAGAAGCAGTTTCGAACTTTGTTAACTCTTCTCAATATCCAGGGAACCAAAGCGCGGTTCTAGATGCTGAGTGGGGTGCTACAGGTAACGTTCGTTGGTTATATAGTTCAGTTGGTAGCGTCTCAAGCGCTGCAATTCCTGTATACAACAACTTTATCGTTGGAAAAGAGGCTTATGCCGTCGTTAATCTTAGATCAGAATCTGGAGAATTTTATGTTAAGCCTCTAGGGTCTGCTGGTGCTTCCGATCCATTGAACCAAAGGGGTTCAGTAGGTTGGCAACATCCCTTCGTAGCAAGGATTTTAAACGATGCATTTATGATTAACTTAATGGCAACACATAGCTAGGAGGATTTATGGCTCAGGTAAAAACTGTAAGCTGGACTAATGCTAACCCAGCTCTTGCGAGAAACCAATCAGTTGGTTTTTCAGTTGCACAAGTTACAACAGTTGATGTAACTAACGGTGGATCATACATGTGGGTATACGGAATGTCTAATGGGTACTATATCACTCTATCGAGTGGTGCAGTAACTACCTCTAACGGGTGGACTCCACTAGCACAAAGCTCACTATTTGGTGCACCTATAACAGCGGTAACTTTAGCTGCTGATACTATTTTCACGTGCTCATACCTTGATCAATTTAGCTTTGCTGTAGGTGATACAGTTAAAGCGACAGAGATTGCGGATGATCTAACGGGAACAACAATTAACGCTAACTACACAGTTAACGCGGTAACTAGTACTACGGTCACATGCTCTGAAAGCACAGCTTCTGGATTTTCGGCATGGGTAAGTGGTGGTTTCTTATCTCAAGTTAAAAACATTAGTAACGTCCCTTATGCAACAGTAAACGTTGCAATCCAAGGCGGTACTCTTGGAACTGGTATAGTTGGTGCTGCTTCGGCTAGTGTAGTCGGAATATTTGTTGGTTCTAACAACGTAGTTTAATTCTGGAAGGGGGTTTTTGCCCCCGACCTTTTACAAGGAGAAATAAAATGATACCTAAGTTAAGCCCTGAAAAAGAACTCGACAAAATTAAAGCACTTCCAATCGTTGGAGCCCAGCCAGAATCAGAAAAAGAAGAAAAGTTCTTAAGAGAAATCTGTGAGTTTGAATTTCAAAACCTAGAAGAGCCTGGCTTGATGAATAAGTTTCCGTACGGTGGAACTAAGAAATCACATGTTTTTAACTTGTTCCATGGTCAAAAGTATACTCTGCCAAGATTTATCGCTAGACACGTCGAGTCATGCGCTACTCCTCTTTGGGATTGGAGACCAAATGGCATGGGACAAATGGAAAAAAGATATCTAGGATCAAAGCCTAGATTCCAGATGAGACAAACCTTTAAAGGATAAATTCAATGGCTGAGTGGACATTAAGTTTAATAAGACAAAAAGTTAGACAGGTCACGGGTAGATTTACGCCGTCGGAGATAACTAACGAAGAGCTAGACCAAAAGATAAACCAATATTATCAATTGACCTTTCCAGCTGAGGTTAAGTTAGACAATAAACTTGTGTACTATGAGTTCCTAACAACGGCTAATCAGGCTTATTATGACCAGCCAGAAACTACTTATACGAATTTTGCGCCTCCAGCCACTTGCAACAACCTTTCTATGTTGTGGTATCAAAACCAAGCTGTGTTTTTTGAAGACAACCCTCTTCAGTATAACTTTCTAACTCAGTGGACGGGAGATGGAACAACGTTTACGTTTTCAACAACCGTAACGGGATTCCCTATCTTCCCTGGAACTACAACAATTACAGATAACGTGGAGACATTCCAAGACTCTAATTCTAACTGGACGACTGCAAACGTGTTAGTTACAGGAAGTCTTGGGGGCTCTATGACTCTAAATTATCTAGCGGGCACCGTTTCGGTAACGTTTAATACCGCTCCGATAGATGGCCAGAACATTTTCCTGAACTATGTTGTATTCGCTGCCAATCGTCCACAAGCCATTTTAGAGTACAACAACCAGTTCCAGTTATACCCTGTGCCTGATCAATCATATATTATCAAGATGCCCGCTTATTCGGTGGTCTCAGCGCTTGTAAACGCTACTGACACCCCAGATTTAAATGAGTGGGGCCCGTGCATAGCTTATGGGACATCTAGAGAGATATTAGCCGATTTTGGGGAGCTTGATGGGTACGCTGAGATTAGCCAACTATATAAAGAACAAGTAGCGTATGTTTTAAAAAGAACGAACCAAAACTTATTAAATATTAGAGCTCTTCCACAGTTCTAAAAAGGGGTTAGACGAATGGCATTTGACGCAACAGAACCAACAGACACAACAAAGATTAGAAACTTAGGGACCGTTATACGCCCTAATTGGACAGCTATCCAAACTGCCGATAGCTCTTTCAAGCCGAATGCAATAAACTTCACTGATAGAACGGTTGCATCGATAGCCGTAAACCCAACAGCGATTGCCGACGCTTATATTGCATACTGTAAAACAGATGCCTCTGGTAATTCGGAGCTGTTTGGAATAAACGATCTATCAGGTGTTATCCAATTTACTAGAGGAATTCCTACGCTTACTGCTGCTGGTAATATTTTCTTACCAGGTGGGGTGTTAATTCAATGGAAAACCCAAGTGGCCACGTCTGACACCATTCAAACATTTGATGTTACATTTGGAGCGGTTCCCTTTTATGTTAACTTTGTAGTAGTAGATGCTAGTATGCCTGATAGTCGAGTATTTACAAGAATTAATGGCGAACCTACTACCACTGGTTTTAAGCCTATTATTTTAAATGGTTCGGGTGCTGCACAAAGTAAGAGAATAAACTACATCGCCATTGGGATCCCCGCATGAGTAGCTTTACACCTATTCTCATTAGTCCATTTTCTACAGGGATAGATACAGATCTAGAGCCCTGGCTTATACCTCCTGATGGCTTCACGACAGCTAATAACGTCCATATATATCATGGATATGTGCAGCAAAGGGACGGCTATAGCCTATTTGGGACTCTTTCTAATGGGACTAGAGTTCTAGGACTGTTTCGCTACATAAAAAACAACGGGGACAAGTCAAACCTTGCCTTTGATACAACACGTGCATACTTATATAATGAAACAACCCATGTGTACGATCAATTAGACACTTCAAATATAATGAACTCTGGAGAGTACGATTACGTTTGGGGCACTAACTGGCAAAGCTCTAACATACAAAACAGATTGTATTTTACTAACGGAAAATCATGGAATGGGCAAGTAGCCCCTAATGCATTGGATGGGATCCGTTATTTCGATGAATTAGACACTAATATTACCACTCTTTTTACCCCTTCTACTGGTGGAGGGAACACTTTATACGGTGGGAAGCTGCTATTTACTCTAGGACAGCGCTTAATCGTACTCTATACATACGAAAACGACGGAGTTACTACAACATCAAATCCTCAAAGAGCTAGATGGTGTGCAAAGCAAGACCCAGCAAATTGGAATGATGTAGTGGCTGGAGGAGGAGACTTTGCCGACGCTGCAACAGGTGATCAAATTATATCGGCTCAGGCCCTACAGAATCAGATCATTGTTTTTTTTACTAACTCTGTATGGAGTTTACTACCAACATCTGATCCAAATAAGGCTTTTAGATGGGTGCGGCTTAATAGCTTTAGAGCCTGTGATGGGAAGATGGCTTCTGTGGCATACGATAGGTACGTAGTCTGTTTAGGCGTGAGAGGAATAACAGCAACCGACGGAACAGAAACCCGCAGAATCGATAACAGAATACAGGGATTCACAAGTAGTGAGATCAACGTTGAGGAGTTCAAAAAGGTCTTTTGCTATAGAAGTTTTGAAACTAGCCGTTGGTGGACTCTCTACGCTGGAATAGAAGCAGTCGAAAACAACTCAGCGCTTATTTACGATGATGAATCTAAGGCATTCACAACATACTCCATTGGTTTAAACTGTCTTGGTTATGGCAATGCCCCACTAGATTACTCTCTAAATGAGTTTAGCGTAGCGAATGCGCTAGACTACTCTTTAAATGAGATGGGAGATGATACCCTTCAAGACTGGTATTGGGCTAAAAACCAGGATATTCTACTTGCTGGAAGTACGACAGGCAAGATCTATCAACTAGAGATAGGGGCAAATGACGATGGAGCCTCATATGATGCTGAGCTCATAACCGCTGCATGGAATCCGTTTCAACAAGAATCTAAAGAAGCTCAGATGAGCTATATAGATCTTTATGTAGATACCGACAAGTACACCACAGGAACGATATTTTTCTATAAAAACGATGAGGATTCCCCGTATTCTTCTCAAAAGATTAACTTCCTTCCCCAATTAAACTATGTGGCTTCGATTTCCTCCATCACCCAAGCTGATCCATGCAAGATAAACGCTCCGGGACATGGACTTTCAACAGGGTCTACGGTTTATATCTACGGAGTAATTGGAATGATACAAGTCAATAGTGGAAATGGTTACGTGATAACAGTTGTAGACGGAAACAATTTCACTTTAGATGGGGTAGATTCTAGCGCATATACCGCATACAGCGGGGCAGGCGGGGTTTATCTTCTTCCATTCGTACAGACTAAGACGTGGATACGAGCATATGCAGGTGGTATTGGATATCTTCACCAAGTAAGGATTGAGATTAACGGGGGGGATAGGCCCTTCAGGATGCATGCTATAAAACCATTTTTCAGACCTCGCGGGAAAAGGACTATAAACCCATGACACTTCCAACAGATATTCTCTTCCCACTGCCTAATAACTATAATAATAGTGAAGACGTAGACCCTTATCTTAATGATCTGGTCTTCTCTCTGCAAAACATGTATGGGCAGCTAGCCCAACATACCAATGGCGTTTTTAGAAACTATGCTGATGTGGACTCTTCTCAATGGATTCCAACAGTTGCGGGAACGAGTTCAGTGGGTGCCTTTACTTATGATCAACAATTCGGATGGGTCTTAAGACAAGGGATTATGGTAGATGTATTTTTTAATATAAGCTGGAGTGCCTCAACAGGGACGGGTAATCTGTACGTTGAGCTTCCTTATTTAGTAACCAAAAGCAGTGGAACCCCATTTAATGGCGTCCTACAGACATCAGCCATCAATTATGGAATTGGAAATACAGTAGCCGTAGTAAGCGGGATCCCAGGAACCTATAGAGGTGAATTATTGGGAACCGGGTCTACGTCTGACACTTCTAATATAACGGTGCCGAGTGCAGGAAAGATAATGGGCCATTTGCGGTACATAGGGACGTCGGACGAATGAGCAAAATGGATGATTTAAACTGGATTAGGGTTTTTACACCCACCCATATCCCTAATTATTTAGTCGAACAGATTAAGAAAAGAGACTATGAAGTAGAGGATTTTTATAAATTTCACTCTGTGGCATGCCTTAGAAATACAAAGGAAGGGATGACTTTAAACCCCTTCTCTCATCTATATGTGTTAGCTAACAAGGATCACTTTACAAAAGGTTTCTTGTGGTTAACGATTGATGTTCTATCAAAAGATATTGTAATTCAAACGTATTCGGTAGATAAAGAATATTGGAAAGCTGGCGGAGCAGTACAGAAACTTTGCGACTTCGTTAAAGAAATGCGTAGAAAAGCTAAATTAAAAAAAGTATATTGGATAACAGACTACCCCTTGCACTCCAAAAAGCATGGGTTTAAGTCTAGCAAATCGGTCTTAATGGAATATTCGGAAGAAGAGGTTAAGGAGAAGTCGCAGGACAAATACAAGGACGAGATTTTAGATCAGAAGTTAACCGGATAACCGTTCAACTTCCAAATATTTTGTTGGACATATCAATAAATTTTCCCATAATGTAAATATTATTATATGGGCTAGTAATGGGCAACACATCTAACCAAATATTGTTGCATGGAGGTAATTATTGGAAAAACAATAGCAGGTGGAGTGACCCACGAAGGAAATATTGATTTACTAACCCCAGAACAGAAGCAGTTTCTATCTAGTATTCTAGGTGGACAGTTGGGCGGAGCACAGGACGCGTATAGCGATTTTCTTCAACCATATGATCCTGAGCAGTTCCAGAACTTTTATCAGCAAAGTTTTATAGATCCAGCTCAACAGGCCCTACAAAGACAAATAATCCCAGGGATCAAAGAAAGCTTTATGGGACTTGATGAAGGGGGCTCTTCGGCTCTAAACAGGGCTCTTGCACAGAGTGCTACGGATGTGTCTAGTATGCTAGGCTCTGGAATCCTTGGACAATACAATCAGCAACAGGGCTTAAGACAAAACGCTCTTGGTGGATTACAAGGGCTAACAGGGCAAAGAGGATTTGAACCTCTTATTAATCAGCAGCAGGGCATTTTGGGAAGCGCAATTGGAGCAGCTGGACAGATCGGATCTGGTTATGCTAGGTACGCATCATCTAGAGAGTACAAAGAAAATATCCGACCGCTTCAGATGGGCTTAGAATCGCTTAAAAACATGCAGGCCTATAAGTATGACTATAAGCCAGAGTTTGCCTCAGGTAAGGATCAAATCGGCGTTATGGTGGAAGATAGCCCAAAAGAGATAGTCGACGAAGAAGAAGGGATCAAAGCAATCAATGTTTACTCTCTAGTCGGCCTTTTAGTTAACTGTGTGAACGAACTAAGGGCAAAAGTAGAGAAATTAGAGGCTACGGAGGCATAATGGCAATTGTATACCAAAGCGACAAGGGATTAAACGAAGGAATTTCTAGTGCTGGAAATTATTTGGGACAAGCCCTTATGCAAGCTGGAGAGCAAAGACAGCAGCAAAGACAGCAGCAGGGAATCGCTTCTATAATCCAAGAGGGTGGGATTAATGAAGGAACTCTGGCAAAGATTTTGGCTGCCCCTGGAGGCTCCGCATTCTTGCAGCAAATAGGCCCTACTCTTGCCATTCTCCTAAAAGAGCAAGCAAGGTCGGGCGGAGCAGATAACTTTCTCTCTGGAATATTTAATCAAGGGCAGCCTTCACAGCCTACGCTGTCTCCGATCCAAGAGGCCGAACAAGCGCAATCAAATAACTCTTCTATTTCTGGCGTTCCTGGCGTTCCTGGACAAGCCGATTCAAATAGAGCTGGCCCTTTAGAGCAAACCTTGTATCAACAAGGTGGTAACCAAGCAGAAGGGGTAAACCCTCCTGAAGAAACATCTACTCCTGGAGCTAAAGGGCTAAAAGACTTCTCTAAGCTTACAGACAATGCGCTAGTTAACCTAGCGGCAAGTCCGTATAAAGAGCATCAAAATGCTGCTAAAGCAGAGCAAGATAGAAGAGCTGAAGACAATAAAAGGGTAGCTGCAAGAGAGGAAAGAGCATACGAGGGAAATAAGGAGTTTATTAAGGAAGTTAATAAAGTAAGGAGTTCCTTTCCTGAAAAAGAAATTGCTCTTTCTAGAATCGAGGATGCTATCCAATCAGGAGACGTCAATCGCTTTACCGATTGGGCAGCTGATGTACTTGGGTTCGAGCCTGGTAAAGGAAACGCAGCACAAATAATGCAATCGGCTGTTAAAGAGCTATTTCTAGCAGACCTTAAAACACTCCCCGGTGGAAGGATCAACCAATTAATAGAAGGGAACCTGTTAAAGGCTTTGCCTGGGCTTGGAAAAAGTGAAGCTGCTAACCAAGAGATAACAGAAACTCTCTATACTATTAAGGATATAGAAAAGGAAAGGGTTCGTCTTTTTGATGAAATGGATGATCTATACGAGAGTCAAGGTAAGGAGCTTCCAAGAACTGCCCAAAAGCAAGTAGAAAAAAAGTTGGCTCCTTTTGTTACCAAAAAGATAAATGAGTTAAACAAAACTCGATCAGAGCTAAAAGAAGGCAAAGTAAAAACAAATGCAGCTGTAAAGTTTCGAAAAGCTCAGAGAACGGCCAGCGAATCCCCACCCCCTGAAGGAACCCAATGGGTGTTATCCCCTGAAGGAGCGATTAAAGCCGTACCTGATGCTGAAGTTGAGAAATGGACGTCTAAAGAAGTTGGTGGAAGGTTGTTAAATGAGCAGTGATTTTGATTGGAACAATCTACAAACCCTTACAGCAAAACAAGAGCCTACTACTCAACAGACTCAACAGACCGGTTCAACTGAAAACCAAGTAGATTGGAATCAATTTTCTACTCTTGAACGCAGCTCAGATGAACAAGAGCCTAAGGAAAAGGAATCATTCAGTAAAAATTTAGTACGTACTCTATACCAGCCTCTAAGCGGATACCTAAACGTAACCACTCCAGGAGTTATTGGGTCTCTATGGGACATGTTGGGAACAGGAGAAGCCTTAACAGCCCTAGATGAACTAGATGACCAGAGAGTTTCAGAGCTAAAAGAAAAGTTCCCTAGCGCCCCTTGGGAAGATTTTAAGGGTATTGATCGAGAAAAATATCTAGAAAACTTACAAGACGCAAGAGAAACACTTCCTACTGTATCTAACCTAGAGAGATTTGTTGAAGAAAATACAGGACTCCCTTTGCAGGCTAATACGAAATTGCAAAAGGCTCTAAAGTTTTTTGGAAGTGGGTTCAAGATAACTCCTGGCATGGTTGGTCAAAAAGCAGCAGGCGGAGCAGTCGGAACAGCTGTTAAAACAGGTCTTGATGCGGCGGGAGTACCCGAGGTTATCTCTGATGTAGTAGGGCTAGCCGCTGGGGGAAAGGTCCCTAGTGCTAGTGTCTCTAAGGTGGTTAAGCCTTCTGGCACACCTGTTAGAAAATTTGAAGAACTTACTAAGCCAAGAAAGGTCACTACAAATCAAGCAAAAGACATTCGATCAGCGGTTGAAAAAGACGTCCGTAAAGCCACAGATAAGCTAATTAAAGAAAATAGCATGACATCCCGTGCCCTTCAAGAAGATGCATCGTTCCCAAAGAAAATAGACGATCTATTTTCCAAGGTAGAAACCCTGGCTTCTGAATTGCCATCTAAAAACTTAAATACGGGCGATCTATCAGATTCAATTTTTGATAGAATTATGTCAAAACCAAAAAAAGGAGTAACTCTATCTGAGTCTGACAGATCTTATTTAAAAGAAATGAACAGAATCGGTAGAGAGCTTAGAAGAGTAAGAAAAATTTCAAACTCTGATCTATTAGATCAATTTAGACAAAATAACAAAGAATTAGGTCAATTCTACGAGCCAGGTAAATCTAAGGGTGTTAATTCAGGTAAAAGGGATGCTCTTTTAGACTATAACAGATCAATAGCTGACATCTGGAAAGAAAGAAATCCAGAATCTGAATTTAACAAGCTATTCGAGTTCACTAATAAGAGATATTCCGAGCTCTCCGACCTGAAAACGATCGATGGCTTCTTAGATAAAGTATTTACTGATAAGAAAGTCGACTATAACCAAGCTAAAAAGTTTATAAAAGACGATAAGATCCAGCGATCTTTCAAAAGGACTCTAGGCGAAGACGGGTACAAGCAAGTGGAAGGTATATTTAATGACTTCCTACCCACAGAAAAAGCCATGAAATTAGTCAAAGAGGCAGAAGCCATTGGGGTAAAAGATATAGCTAAATTGTCGGCTAAATGGCTTATAAGTCCGCTTTTTGGAAAGTTTGATGTAGCAGTTAAGGGAGCTAACTTTCTTAGGAACGAGCTCTTATCAAACCCTAAGTTCAGGGTTACCTGGAAGCAGGCCCAAGATTCATTTAAATCTAAAGATTTCGCTAAAGCCGTTGTAGCTATGGAAAAGCTAGATAAAATAGAAAAAGAGGCTAAAGCTTATCAAAAATAAATCTATCTATCAAGTAGTTAATTAAAATAATACAGCTACAAAACGAGATCCCTAGTATTAATAATATTGCAATTTCTTTCATGTTTATTCCTCGATTATCAAATCTTCTATTTGTATTCCTAAAGATCTTTCCTCTTGTGATATCTCACAAGCACTTAAATTGCCTTTAAGAGCCGAGCAATCACCCCAAATTCCCGAGCAATCCCCTCTAATTCCCGAGCAATCACCCCAAATTTTTGAGCAATCTCCGAAAATGTCTTTGGCATCACCCCAAAGATCTGAACGATCA